GCTCCATCTTGCGGCGCAACCGAAACGTGGTTCTCGTGATTGCAAGACACGTTGACACATACTCGACGAACGCTGATACAACGGTGTTAAGTTCTGTTGTTACACCGGATCCGCTGTTGTTCTTGAAGCCTGTCTTGGTAGGCTTACCGTTGAGCATGGTTGTAAAGTCCACATTCGCCTCGAGTATCTTCTTGACTTCCTCGTAGTCGGTTTCGTGGACAAATGCCAGGACGAACTCGACGAACCAGGAATAAATATACTCACTGATCGTCTCATCCATCTTGGAATAATCCGTGTCATGCAGGCCGCTCACCTGACCACCTTCATCGGTGACAGCGGCATGCATCGCAATCTCGGTAAGTTTGCGAATGGACATGGCGATGTCATGTGGAGAATTGCCAGGTTGGTAGAATCCGCAGTGCTTTAGTACTTCCTTGACAAGGAGGCCGACTCGTCCTGTCTGAATGGCCATTTCCTCAGTGTACTGCGTGATCCCACGGGGCGCTGCGCTCGCTTTGGGTCCAACCTCGTGCTTAAGGTTTGTCTTAGGGACCGTCTCGCGAGCGACAAGTTCGACATTGCGTTGTAGACGCGCGGCTTGTAACGCTTGAGTGCGCCTCTGGTAAATAATCTCAGGGCCCACCATCGTAACCGATCCCAAGGCGATGCCGGTTTCGCCTGAGACCTGATCTATGAAACGTGGAAGAAGCAGCGATACGATATCCTTGATGTTAGTCACAGGGTCGATCTTGTTGCTGAACTCCTTCAAACGCTTCTTCTCGTACGCGTCATGCGCAGCATCGGACTTCGTATCCGCTACGCCCGGTCCGCCACCAGCAACATTCGGCGCTGCATCTGTGGCGGTTCCTTCCTCGGCAACATCGTCGTCAAGTGACCCTGCTTGACTGGTATACATGATGTTTGGCCGAGGACGATACTCGATAGGAATGCCGAAGAAAGCCACGAGTAATGGCTCAAGTCCTCCGGGGCGCCAGATGGTATGCATCTGCATGGTGCGCTTGACTTCCGAGACGCCATACCCTTTCGGGCGGTTCTTCCCCATGAGGTTGAACACCTTGTACTGGTTCTCAGTCAATTCCATCGAGGTATCAGCGCCCTGATCGTAAGCGTACTTAATGCTGTACGTCGGACACTGAGTGTCACCGAACAAGCCAAGCAGGAACGTGTCCTGCTTGACCTTTGACTCTCCCTTGACGACGACGACGTTGCTTGCCTTGCGAAGCGGAACGCCGTCGAGGGGAGGGCCCTGTGCCACGTTGCACATCATGTCGCAGACCGACTTCGACAAGGCCGTAGTCGTGTGGCGAGCCA